GATTCTGAATTATTACCATGTGGATCAGGCTCATACCATTTGCCGTTCGAGTCAGAATTATACCAAGCTTTTGTGAAACCAAATTTACTGCGCCATTCATTAACCCTACCTATACAGCATTCAGTAAATTTCTTTGGGTTAATTGCTACGATATACCAGCCACATTCTTTTGGTATTTCATCTTTAACAGATTTCCATTCTATATGCTTTACCATAATACTCTCCTTGACTTTAATAGGTCTTCTTTATATGTGATACATCCACCTGAACTATTTACTGGAATTGGTAGTTTACTCATTAGTATAAGTTCTCCATTTGAACTGCTTTGTAGCCAGCTTTACGAAAGGCTTTGATGTTGTGTGGACTATCATCAAAACATATTTCAATATCATATTTAGTTTCTAATACTTTAAGAACTGAAACTTTCCAAGCTGAATGTGATTGAGAAATATTTGGTTTCAGAACTAATGTGCAATTATGTTCACTTTTAACATCGAACATTGTCAACTTCTCATTACTACTGAACCAGTCAATCGTTTCACGTAGATATCTTAAAGGTCTACCAGAAAGGAATAAGATGTGCCTACCACCAAACACATATGAATTTACTAGGCGTAGAAGCCATTCATTGACAGGGAAATCTGCTATATTCTCATGATATCCCTCTTCATCCATCTTCCCATTAGTAAAATATTTAAGTTGCCATGCGTATGAATCCGCAAACACTCCATCGATATCCATAACTATTAATTTTTGCTTTGTCATTAAAATTCCTCGTTATGCATGTTATATTCGCTCTCTGTAATCTTTTGCCATGATGCAAGGATGCAATTTGTTTCATCCATCCATTCAAGACTTAATGGGTGTGTATCTATGAGCTTATTCTTAGGAACAAATCTACCATATGGATTCATTGCCATGTAGCTTATGAAAAAATATTTCATCATTACCTCCAATTGATTATATTATATAACAAACCATTACATCTGTCAATATTAATCTTAATATAAAAAAATCACTGATGATTCTCACTCCGAAATTACCATATAACCTTACGTAATAAACGGAATCATCAGTGATTTTATATTAAATTTTTGATTAGAATTATAGACTCATAATCTACAAAACTATCATTATAATAGTCGGTTCCATGTTAATCACCCTACCCTTTGGAGATATTAGTTGTTGTTTGTCGAAAGGCACATTGTGAGTAAACCCCACAAACAACGAGTATATAAAATAAGTTCATGTCTTCCTTTTCCTGCAATGAAATCAGAATACACTCACCCTTTATGGTTCATATTTCAAAGTCAGTATAGGATTGGCTAACCACTTCTTAGCAAGCTCAATCGCACGTTTCTCTGTAGCAACGTGACCATCACATTTTGCTGGCCAGAATGTCATGCGTTTTGAATGAGGGCAACGTCTAAGGAAATAATATCGTATTCTCCAAGGTCGTTTCATACCTTCTTTATAGCCATATTCCTTTTCACTATTCCTAATCATAACTTTGACTTTTTTTTAGCATCATCAAGAATACTTATATGATGTCCAATTTTACCAATTTTTATTCCCATGTCTTCACCTTAACATCACTTGTAGACAATTTCCACTTACTTTCAACAGGCTCAATTCGTGGATGTATAGCAATTTTACATATTCCGCAAGGTGGATGATTAAGAGCCTTGTCGTGATGTTCACAGTTAGCACAGCATTTCATAGCCTCAATCTGCGATTTCATAGCCTCAATCTGCGATTTTAAAGTTTCGACTTCTACCTGTAATCGATATACATGCGCTTCGGCTTTAGTTGTCATAATCAATTTCACCAAAATGGCGAGCCACACAACCATCCAAGTCTTCGAAATAGCACATTTTCAGATATTCAGTTGACCGACCACCCTTGATTTTATCCTTTATAAGTTCTTTCAAATGTGCATCACGATACATTTTAATTTCTTGGCGTAAACTTTCACTAACCACTTTCTCATTATTTTTTGCGTTACCTTTACTTCCAATGAACGCTTTAATTTGTTCAATTAGCTCTAACCGAATAGGAAAATCATAATTCCTTTCATTGTCACTAGCACTGCCAATTTCAATTTCTTTATTCATTCCATATGCATGAATATTGAGAAATTTTTCAATCTTTTCAACAGTCATCCGATTGTCAATAATCTTTAATAGGTTTCTAATATATGGAACTCTACAAACTTCAGATTTAACCAAAGATGCAAGTCTTATAATTTCTGGGTGTGCATGATTATTCATTCTCAATGCGAGGAAGTTAATAAGGCTTCTGAAATTAATAGTCCAAATCATTTTGCTTCTGAAATTCTCAACGATTAAATATTTGTAGCAATCTGCTGGAATCCCAATCGACTTAGCCCACTTCATAGTTTGAAGAGAAGTAAAGTCAAGCCCATGCATTCTAGTTAGGAATTCACGCCATATTTCGGAATTTATATTATCTGGCTTTTCTGGTATAACAAAGTTCTCTACATTTGTTGATATAACTTCTTCGAAGCTTGCTGGTGAAATATTTAAGTCACCGTAGCTAGTTAAAGTATCTAATAATTTGGAACAGGAATATCTAGTAGATTTTACAGTTGGACTAGCCATTCTATGTCTAGCCAATTGCTGTAAAATTGCTCTTGAGAAACCGCTTAATGTAAAGTTCAATGTAATGTGTTCTGAAACACTTTCATGCTTCCATAAACCAACTACCTTATTCACGATTTCCATTGTAGGGTTATCTATATTATATGGTATCCCAACTGCTTTAACAATGACCTTAGATGGGGGAAAGTGATTTAATTCAACTTTAATATACTTCATTTTAACCTTCTATATGACTTTTGAGAGTTGCAATTAATTCTTCGTAGCTTCCACTAAGAGCCTTTGTTCTAACTACTTCAATTTCATCGTTAGCCCATCCCTCTCTTTTTGCCTGACGTTTGAATTTGACTAGAAGTGAATATGCGTTTCCACCATCATGTAAATCTCCTGTAAAATCTTTTAATTTTTTCATCATTACCTCCAATTGATTATATTATATAACAAACCATAACATTATGTCAACATTTATTTATAAAAAAAATGACACCATTACTGATGCCACCTTTTACGAAATATCCCAATGGGATTATTTTATACTTAAAACAAAATTTACCCAACCACAATCATTTGCAAATTTATTCTTAGATATAGCAATTCGATAGTTCTTTGTATGATTGATAAATCCAGCATCTTTGAAAATCTTAGTCCATTTTTCATCAGAAAAGCAAGATATGTGTGTTGGGTCGTCACCTTCTCTTGGAACTTCTGGACCTTCTCCAACGGTGCTTATATAAAGGATTGCGCCAGATTTCATAACACGCTTTATTTCAGCAAGTTCTTCCATGATATCTTCTTCTGGGATATGCTCAATTACTTGACTCATGTGAACGAAATTGAACTTTGAATCATTGAATGGAATTTTATTATTTTCAATAACAGCCATTCTATCTTTAACCTTGGTGAATTTGGTATTGTCTATATACCACTGAGATACATCACAACCAAACATTTCTAGCCCATTCTTGCGGAATAGCTCACAGTAGCTACCAGTAGCACAGCCAACATCAAGAGATATTGAGTCTTTTACAATGATATTCCCAAATACTTCATTGAGGAAATTCATATATTCCTCATGCCAACCACCAACTGAATTCATATCGAATCCCTTATCATCTTTACAATATTCGTGATACTCTTTTCCATACTTCATTTTAAATACTTCCTTTACCAAACTTCGTTGGTTCTTCTTCTATCCAAATAAATTACACCATCGTCATGTAGGGTTCTTGGAGACTGAACATTGAAAATGATGTTAAATTCTACACCAAGGCTTTTCAATTCGGCAACTAATGTTTCCTGAGTTCTTTCAATACTCCATTCCTTGCCTTTATCTTGTCCTCCTCGCATTGTAATAAATATCAATGTATCACCTTTTCGGCTAAGTTCCAAGATTTTATCCCTAGCACCATCAATCCATTCATTTGTATGATACTCAAAAACAGTTCCATCTATATCAAATATGTGTGTAGCCAAGATTAGCTCCTATAAAAAAAATCCTCCCAAAATAAATGAGAGGATTTTTTTTTGTTTTACATCATTTTGGTGAAAGCATTCGATATACTTTCATTACTTTTTCAAGTTCCAGTGTGGCAACTCTAACCTTTCTGTGACCAGATTTGGTATTTGTATCAATACCACTTCCGATAGTTTCAAGTAATTCTTTAATTTTAGCAATTGCTTCATTTAGTTCCATTTCTTCTTCTCCAATGTTTAAATTTTAAATCGTTTATGAGTCTAGGTCATCTAGGTCAAGTCCGTCAAGGTCATCTGATTTAGAAGGAGTTTTTGCTTTGGATTTAATGATCTTAACAGGCTTCTTCTTTTCAGCTTTCTTAACAGGCTTCTTCTTTTCAGCTTTCTTAACAGGCTTCTTCTTTTCAGCTTTCTTAACAGGGGGCTTAGAAGCTTTCTTTTCAACCTTATTAACAGGTTTTTCGACAGGTTCAGCTTTCTTTTCAACCTTATTAACAGGTTTTTCGACAGGTTCAGCTTTCTTTTCAACCTTATTAACAGGTTTTTCGACAGGTTCAGCTTTCTTAGCATTTTTAATTTCAAGCTCAAGGAGTTTAATTCTTGCTGTCTTCGTTGCGATATTGTTCTTGATTTCCTTCTTCTCTTTTTCGAGCTTAATGATTTCTTGTTTAAGTTCATCATTAGTCATCTTGTCGCAACGAGCTTTATATGCTTCAATTTCTTTCTTCTTAGTTTCCATTATAGAAACCTCCATTTGGTTTAATTCATCACATTTGATGATATTCTATACTATCATATTCAAATCACAATGTCAAATATATTTCTTTATATTTTTTAAAGATATTCTCTCTATTAAATTGCCTAGAACTGCAACTGAACACTCTTTGCATAAATATATATATTCGCCAGTTTTCAAATCATATGCGTAAACAAGTAAGCTTTTCCCACACCGATTACAAGTATGGGGTTTAAGCGTACCCATGGGTGGAATGTTATTTTCCTGTGCTTCCATAGCCACCCTCACCCCTTTCAGTCTTATCCTTACAGATTGTATCGGACTCGATGATATGAACGTCGTCAGCACCCTCTATAATCATCTGAGCAACTCTATCGCCAGCACTAACTAAATAATCTACTTTACTGTGATTAATTAGGATTACGCCAATATCTCCCTGATAGTCGGCATCGACAGTTCCTGGAGCATTTAATACGGTTACACCAAATTTCAAAGCCAATCCCGAACGAGGTCTGATACCAAGACCTACTTTATCATCTTCTGGTTGCCAACATAATCCAGTTTTAACCAAAGCCCATTCACCAGCAAGGATTTCAACATCTTCAATTGCGTGAAGGTCATATCCCTTGGCTTTCTTAGAGCCTTTTACTGGTATAACTGCTTTATCGTGAAGTTTTCTGAAATAAATAATATTTCCTGTTAATACATTTCCTGTCATTTCTTTCGATTCTCCTTTTCCCATTTACGTTTCTGCTTACGGTTCATTCGACACGTATCGGCATTGAATCCACCATCAGGTTTAGCATCTTCCAAAGAAGCCCTTTTCATCTGCTTATTACGCCGACCAGCTTCCTTTGAAAGACCTTTACTACTCAAACCCTTACCCATAATAACCTCCTACGATATATGGCAATTTCCCCCACCACAACACAGTTCAACTTCTTTGGTATCTTCTTCTTTGGTATCTTCACTGAGAATATCAGCCCATTCTATATCTTGCTCAACTGCATATTTTTCATAAGTCGCTTTATCTATTTTGTCATATGGCAAATATAGAAATCCGCTAGTATTAGTTGCAATCGATTCTGGTAAGAATGATAATCCTATAAATTTATGATTACCAATAAGGATATTTTCAACTTCTTCCCATTCATGTTCACGAACATAAACAGTACAACTTGGGTTATGGTCACACCAAGAATTCAACACTTCATTGACATATTCAAGTTGTTGTCTGGCGGTCACATCTTCAACAAGAAGTGAATTTTCTGGACTCTTCATTGCAAACTTAAATACTCTACCATTAACACCTTTAATATCTTCATATGAGATACCATTCTTTGCAAGTGCATCATGTAATGGGCTTTCAGTTCCGATTAATACTCTACGCATATAATACTTGGAGTATCTTGGATGAATACCACTCGAGCATCCAACTAGTTGAGATACAGTTCCAGATGGTTTAACACAAGTATTTGCCTTTGGTTTTGATTTAAGCCCAACTACTTTCCAGAATTCTTCTACAGTATTATCAACAACCCGTTTGAGTATTCTTAATCTTGCACCAAAGTCACCAGTTGTATATGCTTGACAGTCACATAAACCAGTTAATGATACGCCTATAACTGGGTCATTTTCCTGATTGAATGTAACTTCATCTGAAACAAAACCATAATCGGTTAATGTCGCTTGTAATAAAGCTAAGATGGTAACGTATCTTACATGAGTCATATCATCCTTGAGAGAGTAATGTGGTCTACATACCTTCTCAACTAGGTTACATTGCTTAGTCAATACATTATTAAAAACACATTGATGTAATTTATTTTCAGTTAAGCAATACGATTTATGTTTACCATTTAATTTCACAATACTTTTATATATTTGATTTTTTCCCTTTCCAGTAGATTCATTGCGATTGTTGCATATTAAGCGTTTGCATGGGATATTTATAGTTTTTACAATTTGAACATAATATACACCAGATTTTCGTATAAATGTATCATTGTTTGGTGTATTGGCAACACTTCCCCGTTTCGCCATTATATTAAATGATGAATTTATACCAACCTTTGTTAATAGAAGTTGCAAATCTTTAATATTTTCACAATTTCCATAAATGCGAATACCTTTAGAGGCATTACATCCGTCTGCATCAGCCCACCCAGCAATAAATTTTAGTATAGATTTACGATTCCATGAAAATATATCTTTGGGTAGCCCTTGTTCGGTTTTCATACGTTTACATAAATCTACATTAAGTGTATCGAAATATATATTTTTGTATTCTGAACCATTTTGATTTTGATATACTTTGTCAACAATCCTTCCATTGAGTCCATTTATAGGTTTATTACTATTTGTAAATATATCTGATTTTGGAGTACATGTATTTTTTGTATATAATAAGCTACCATCACCGATAAAGAAACCATATTCATACGCATCATTTATAGAAATGCCTTCATCTTCCATCATTTTAATATTACTTCTTGGTGAATGTATACTATATTTACTATCTTTGATTAAATCGATTAAATCGATTAAATCGATTTCTTTAAATTCTACATTAAACCGATTTTTAACCAAAAATTTGTGATTTTTCGTTGCATCTAAATAAGAACCATCTGAAAATGAAACTCTATACAAATCGTCATTATCTCCAGTTTGATATGGCTTGACCTTAGACCATTCAACGCCGTTCCAAATTTCAACTTCCTTTCCTATAACATCCTCAATCTTTTCAATTCCATCCTTTGTAATAATTTTTGTATCCCCCGAAACACAGAAAGCATTAGGTGGAATTATAATCTCTCCACATGGATTTACACCCCATCCCTTTTTACTTACTCTGCCAAGCCCTTTCATCTTCTCTTCAATGTTCTTATAGAAGATATATCCTGGTTCTCCATTAACCTTAGTCAGTTTCCAAGCCTTTTTGAATTGCTTTTTGTTTTCAAAATAAACCATTGAGTTATTTGAATTATATCTCCATGGATATAGAGCTAGATTTTCCTTAGTCTTGCAATAAATCATTTCTTCATCGTTTTCATCGAAGAGACTGATTAAAGCGGCTCTGCGAACGCCACCCTGAACTGCACAATCGGCAATCATACAACAGATATCATGAACTTGGATTGGTTTGATTTTTGTTTGACCCAATGCGAGTGCTTCGTTGAACATATCTAATATAAATTCACGCACTTTCAATAATGGTGCTGGCCCTGACGCATAGCCACCAGAAGTTAATAGTGGCGCACCATGTTCACGAACATTACTCGTATCAAATGCAACGACATTCCCTTCATATAATTGTTCTATGAAATTATTCAGAGACCAAGCCCAACCACTTCTAGTATCTTCAACGACATCTATCTCATTCTTAGTGTACCATGAATCGGGTAATGTAGGTAACTGATTTACGAATTTACTTTGTACAGATATTCCTACACCACATGTGCAGAGTAAGGAATATAACAGGTCTGCAAAGGATTTAATAGAATCAATTGCTTGATATTTACAATTAAATGCCATTGCATTTTCAGCATCAACGGCTTTACCAGCGGAGAAAAATAATCTCATTGAACCAACAATAGACTGTTCGTGCATAAGTTCCCTACACACTTCTATGGCTTTTTCAATTTTATCATTACCAGTAAATCTATTCTTGATATAATCTATATATCTATCGACTGACTCGGCATATTTCTCCATTCTGCCGTTATGTTTTCCTGCGTAAGTTCTATTGTGAATAATGTTTTGATATACACTTAAATTTGTCATTTAATCTTTAGTATCCTTTAAAAATTTGGGTTGACACAATATAACACTTTCGGGGCATTATTAGTATGAATATTTTTAATTGTTGTTGATTATATTGTTTGGAAATCGCATCTTAACCCACTCATGGATGAGTTTAAATTCTTTTTCTGATAGATGTTCTTCCATCACATGCAATTCTTCGATTGTACATTCTCTACGTTTTGCCCTGACTCTTTCATCAGCAATAATAACATATGGAATGATATCAACATCAAATCCAAGCTTTGTCATTATAACAAATATTTCCATTAAGAAACGGAAGTCATCAATGATAATGTAATCTATAGGTGTATCTTTAAACCTTCCAATTATATCAATCATATACTCAGCCCAGATAGTCATTCTGTGAGGTTGAGCGATATTGGTTCCAACTAACTGATATGCCTTTCGGATGCTTTTAATTTTGTGTTCGTCACTTATATCAAATTCCCATGAATTTCTAACCAACTTCACAACTCGGTCATAATCATCTTGGGTCTCTTCCGAAACCTTTATATCTCTTCCAACGCCAGAAGCTCCCCTGACAAAATTATATATTGTAGTTTCAATCTCACTATCAAATGCGCCCTCTGTAAGTATTTTTGTAACTGGCTTTAAGTTCTTATCAAACCCAAACATAGAATCAACAAACCTCTTTATAGGGTCTGCAAAAGATAAATTGAGGATTCTTTTCCCAACTTCTTTCAATTTCTTAGTGTGTTGTGACGTGATATAACCTTTACCAGAGCCAATTTGCCCTGCATATAATCTAATTTCCATTATCTAATTTCTCCATCTTTTTAGTGATACCAACCCATCCAACAAAATTTTCTAACGATTCAATTGAATTCGTTCTATCGAATGTTGAGATTGCGTTTTTATCATAATGACTTGGTATAAATTTAATGACATTTGTAAATATATCACCATTTGGTTTTTCTACAGCGATATGATAAAATTGAAGTCCCATGTCATCGTTGACGTTTGGTCTATTAATTCCAACTGCATTCTGCGTTATTTCGATATACTTTTTAATTTTTTCTGAAACCATATAATGTTATCCTTTACCAAAGTTTATTTAATTTGCGCTCGATTCCAAGTTCATCGTGATATCGCTGTCCATCCATTCGATATTCAATCAAATCAATATATTCCTGAGCTAGTTCAATCCCAATATATTTGCGGTCTAATTCTTGTGCCATGCATAAAGTAGTACCAGAACCAGCCATAGGGTCTAATACAACATCACCCCTATTGCTCCAAGTTTTGATATGGTCTTTTGCAAGTTCCAATGGAAATGTAGCTGGATGCACCGCAAGGCTTTTATCGCCATAATTGACCACGCCCACGTTATAACGCCAGATATTCCAGCGGTATCCGAAGTTCTTAATCACTGCACCACGTTTCTTACATGGTTTAACTTTCAAAGAACCATCAGCTTTACGCTCAGTTCCACTTACCTTCATTCCAGCATGTTTATTTTTTCTATCCTGAATTGCGTTGAATGTCTTAGGTTCACCTTTTGTCAGAATAAACATATATTCAAAACATTGATAGTAACGGTATACTTCTGGGTAAGGAATTGCATTCTTTTCATATATCATTGTATCGTGTACGTTCATACCAAGAGAATTGAAAAATAAAGCTTGTTTAAAGCTCGTCAGGCTTTCCCCTTTGGCTTTAGTGGATGAATCGCCGACTATCCACACAAGAGTTCCACCAGGCTTGAGTACGCGATATAGCTCTTTTGCAATTGCTTCAAAGTCGAATACAAATCCTTTATATTCTCTAAGCTTGTCATATGGGGGACTTGTAACAACTAAGTCTATACATTCATCAGGTAATGTAGTTAAGACTTTTGCACAATCTCCCTTTAATATCTTATTCGTTTCCATCATTCACATCCCTCCGTCATTTCGCTATATATATGGCTTAATGCCTTTGTATACGCACTTTCACGTTCATCACACATTTCCATATCTTGTAGAGTTTTTATAGCATCTTCATATGTAACCATGTTATGTATTAGTTCAACAATCAATTGTTTTGCAAATAATTCTTTTTGATTATCGTTCATTTCACGCACTGCATCCGTCAGTAAATCTTTTGATTTCTGTAATGCACTTACCTGATTTTCAAGTTTACAAATATCCCTAACCATCCCGATACAGATTATTACTAATATGGCTCCGATGATGGGAATTGGCATTCTTCTGCTCCTATTAAATCAACGTCATATACACCATGATTAAATTGCATAGTATATTTTTTGAGTAGAATTCGCTGTCTATATAGTCCATGTTCATTTGCTAAATATTCTCGCAATTCTTTGAACTTAACACCCGCCTCAACTATAAATCGATAAGAGTTACCCCTTATTTGTGTCCAACCTACCTTCATAATTTTTATCCTTTTTGAAATGAATATCAAACTCAAGACCCAATGCTTTAGAAAGGTCTAAGATACTTCTGAGAGAAAGAATGAATGTAGGGCTTAGAACGGCAGATATATTCGCTCTAGTACAACCCATTATCTTCGCTAGGTCACTTTGTGAGATATTATCAAGTTCATGTATTCGCTTTCTGAATACATCTTTGATTTTGTCCGAAATTTCTTGCAGTTCTTTTTCAACATGCTTATTTCGTTTTGCTACTTTTGGCATACTTGTAACTCCTGTCTTGAAGATAGAAAGTCGGAATTGTAAACTACAAGTTCCAACAGATTATATTTGGTGAGTGGTTTCATGAAACTATCTCCACCAAACGGTCCCATATGGTGCATGACACACTGTGAGATATACTTCCAAATGCGTTCATCCAACATACTTTTATTCTTCTGTATCATCTTAACCGCAACGACTGGATGATTTATATAATCCCACCAGTTAGGATATTTTTGCATCTTGCCGATATCATGCAGTAATAGAGAAGATAGAACAATATCACCTTTAATATTATTTACTTTCTTTTTACCATCACAATCCCATTTATAGGCTTGCATAAATAGATTAGCATACCAACAGGCATATTGAATGTGCCATATAAGCCCACCCTTGGCTCTCGCTGGAAGTGGATGATACTTTTTACTAGCTGGTATCTCAGAAAGGAAATCAGGGGCTTCTTTTAAGCACTTGACCGTAAAATCCCTAATAGATTTATTATAAATATTATTTATAATACCCTGTAGGTTTGTATAATTCAATTTAAACTCCTTAAATGTGCATTTAATCAATTATAACAATTCATCTATCCATTGTCAAGATATTCTTTACATCTATAAAACTATTGTGCTATGATTAGACTATGAAAATAAATGAGATAGAAGCGATAAAAATGAAGTTACTCGGCGTCCTAGATGACCCCGAATTCGTAAATGATTTATTTAGAGAATATAAAGGACGAGAAGGTGAAATCTCTCAGATTATAAATGAATCATTTGAAGAGATTGTTGAGATGTCAAATCCATTTAGATATGAAATGGTTAGCCCTGAAACATTCCTAGATGACCCATATTATTGTGGGATAAATCCAGAAAGTGGTGTCGGTGTTTGTGAATCGATATATCCACAACTAAGAAAGGATTTCATAAACATCCATAGCCCAGATTCAGTTATATCCGAAGTGGTATTAACTGGTTCAATTGGATGGGGAAAATCATTTTTCATGCAACTTGGAGTATTGTGGCAACTCTACTATCTGGCTTGTCTGAAATATCCCCAGAGATATTACCGATTGGCTCCCAGTACTCCCATAGGTATAATCATTATATCTGTTACAGAGAGACAAGGTAAAAAGAACATTTTTGCCACTGTTAAAGATATGATACGCATGATACCTTTTTTTCAAGAGAACTTCATGTTTGATGAAAAGAAATCAACTGACTCATTAATATTCCCCAATAAGATTGAATTATTTCCAGCATCTTCTTCTCATTCGTCAAATATCGGTCTTAACCTATTTTCTGGCGCAATGGATGAAGCAAACTTCTTCAAAAAGATTAAGAATTCTAAGCGTTCTGAAAATGGAACTGGTTTGTTTGATGAAGCGAAAACATTGTATAGAAGCTTGAGAAGACGACTTGATTCTCGATTTTTGAAAAAGGGTAGACGTCCTGGAATTCTATACTTGGGTTCCTCAAGAGTATATCCAAACGATTTCACAACTGAGCATATTGACGAATTAGAATCAGCCATGAGAAAGACAGGAAATAAATCTGCACATATCATGGATTATAACCAGTGGAAAGTAAATCGTGATGCATATTCAAAACAAGAATTCCGAGTTGAAATTGGTGAACTGAATAGAAGAAGTAGAATTCTGAATGAATTTGAGAAGCCGAAAGGTAAAGTGGTTATCAATGTTCCAATGGATTTCTATGACGCATTTGAGAGAGATATTGAGAATGCTATAAGAGATATCGCTGGACTTGGTGTTCATGCTATTCAGCCATTCATCGGTAATAAAGATAAGATTATGGAAATGTTTGATGAAGGTCTCCAAAGCATTTTCAGCGTTGAACAAGCAACACTTTCACCGAAATCAGAATTCTTAGTTAGAGAATTCATTCGTAAGACCTGCACCAATCCAGATGTTCCAAGGTATAGTGGAATGGATATCGGGATAACGAAAGATAGGTTTGGTTTTGCTGTTGGTTATATTGAGGGATATGCCGATATGAAACGTGAATTATTCAATGACGAAACTCAGAAAATGGAAAGTTATACTGAGAGATTACCAAAAATAGTTGTTGAATTGTTATTGGAAATTGTTCCAGAGAAAGAATTTGGTGAGGTTGAGATAGCACGAGTCAGGTATCTAATCTTCCAATTGATAAAGAAGCTGTATAGAGTTCGTAGAGCAAGCTGTGATGGGTTCCAATCAAAGGATATGCAACAACAAATGAAACGAAATGGAATCAATATGGTATATGTTTCCATGGATAGAACGCCAGAGCCATACGAAACATTCAGAACAGCATTGTATGAAGGTAGAATTCGTTCCGTATATCATCCAAAACTCGAAATTGAACTCAATGAACTTGAGAGAGATTATAGTAGAAATAAAATTGACCATCCACCAACTGGATGTTTCTTGGGTGAAACTAAAATAAAATTACTTAATGGCAAGCATGTAAAAATTAAAGAATTGGTCGGGAAGTCAAATGTTGAGTTATATGGTTGTAAATCCGATGGTGAAATAATTCCAACAATTGCTAAAAAGATATGGAAAACTAAAGAAGTTGTAGATTATTTACAAATTACGTTAGATAATGGGGAAATTGTAAAATGCACACCAGAACATAAGTTTATGTTGCGTGATGGAACTTATAAAGAAGCTCAATATTTAAGCAATGTAGATTCATTGATGCCTCTATACTCAAATTATGAGGGGAGTTTTTTAAATGGATATGAAAGATTTCAAAATAATAAAACCAAGAAGCAGGTATTTACACATTCAATGGTTGATAGATATTATAATGGTAAGCGAGATTCAGACGATGTAGTGGTTCATCACTATGATATAAACCCAAAGAATAATAGTAGTATAAATCTCAAACGGATGACCAGAGAAGACCATGCTAGAGTTCACAGTCTATTAAACGAACTCGGAAATAAACCAGAAAATATTGCAAGGCGAGTAAAAACATTAAAACGAAATACTAGAATTCGTGCTGGTATCGACCCAGATTCAAAATTAGCACCATGGGAAATTCGTTTAAAAGATAGTAAAATGAATCCAGCGCAAGTAAGTAAACACTTAACCAAAATTTCTAGGACATCAAATAGAAGAAAATTGTCAAGGGCGCAAGCAAATAAAGTAAATTCTGGCTATTGGCAAAGCGAAGAGGGTAAACTGCGAAGACAGGAACTATCAAAAACGCAATTAAAGGAGGCTCTTGCCAAAAGAATACAGCGAGAAGATGACCGCTGGTTATCCAAATTTGATACATCTTTAGAATATAAAGGTATTACTGAAATTTACAAAATTTATGGTGGTGGTAATGTTGCTGTCAAACGTCGACTAAAATCAATTGGTTATATAATCAATATAGGATATAAGCACAATCACAAGATTGTAAAAATCGAAAAAATCCATTCAAAAACCCCAATCCCAGTTTATGATATAGAAGTTCCAGTGAGTAATAACTTTGCATTATCGGCTGGTATATTCGTTCACAACTCAAAAGATATGGCTGATGCCGTTGCTTCTATGGTATATAATATGCATGTTGATCCAGTTTATAGCACAAGTGACTTAATGCCGAGTATAATGGGAACTGAGGGCGAAGATGGAGCTACACAACATCATGAATTTAGTGACGACCCAGAAATTGAAGCATTTGAACGAGAAATTCGTGGGATGTAAGGAATTGCAAAGTAGTTAATATTGGTGTATAATATTACCTGAATACGATTAAAGGATGTAATCATATGAGCATATTAAATAAAATTGCAGGAGTTCTTGGCTACGAAGAAAAGAAATCCGTTTCAGTAGACGACCCAACGCCACGACCAAGTGACGTTGTATCGGATGAAGATAATTACCCCGAAAGTGCGAAACAGCATGATTATTGGGGAACTAAAGTTCAAAAGACATTATATATAGATTCTAGCGATAAACTTCGTTATGAAGAATTTGACAAGATGGATAACGAAATGCCTGAGATTTCTTCTGCTTTAGATATAAATGCAGATTTCATCATATATCCGAACTCATATGATAAAACAAAAGTATTCAAAGTTAAGAGTACGGATAAAAAAGCTCAAAATATTATAGATGAAGTAGATGCAAGAATATCCATGCAAGAACAGCTATATGCTCAAGTTAGAGCTATGTTGAAGTATGGTGATAATGTAGAAGAACTAGTTGTAGATGTATCAGGAAAACAATTCTTGGGATTTAGAAATATTCCAGTTAGAACTATAGTTCCTGTAATGAATGATGGTTTCCCATCATCAAGCCCATATATGCTACAACATATTGAAGGTAAAACAATTGCTTCGTTGGATAATGATGAAGTATTTCATTTATCTCTAAGCACTTACAGAAAGCGATATTCTGCTCATGGTAAAGGTGTTTCCATGATAGAGAAAAGTAGATTGTCTTATAGACAGATTCTACTTATGGAAGAAGGAATGATGATTTCCAGACTTTCAAGAGCTAATCAGAATTATGCCATGATTGTTGATGTTGGTGAACTACAAGGCGTTGAAGCATTAAACTTCTTGGATAAATATAAATCAAGAGTTATGCGCCGTAAATATATCGATAATAAGACAGGTAGATGGAAATGGAAATATAACCCACTTTCAGTTATCGAAGATATCATGGTTCCAACAAGAGCAGGTTCAGGTGGTAACGTAATTCCATTGAATAATAACTCTGCAGTTGGTAAAAACATTGAAGATGTAATGTATTATCAGGATAAATTCATTTATTCAACTGGAACACCTAAGCTATTAATCGGTAAAGAATTAGACATTAATGCTAAGAGTACGTCAGATGTTCAAATGAGTACTTTCCTCAGAAGAATTAGAAGATTTCAAACTATCATTTCCCCACCAATTAAATTGCTATATAAGCACATTTTAAAGATTGAGGGAATGAATGTTGACCTAGCATCACTCAATATTGAATGGGCTTCTAACTCAACAATAGACCAAGAGCGAATATACATCATTGAGAAACTTAAAGCCGAAGTTGCAAAAATATTAAAGGTTGATTTGAAAGTAGTTGATGATATTTATATTTATACAACTCTAATGGGTATGAGCGAAGATGAAGCCAAAGCAATGAAGCTTAGAATGGATGATGTAAGGGAAGATGAAGCTGATAAAGCCCTTGATATGGCAAACTCACTTAACACAATCAATCCAAATGATAAGGATGAAGAGAAGCCTCCAACAAAGGAAGAATCAATCGCAATCATTAAAGAGAAGTTAACTGAAAGTGAATTTGCTGAATGGGAAAAGATGAACGAAATCGTTGAGAATAACCCAGTCATCGGCAAAATGATGTTTGAATTGATAGAATTATCTCAGGCGAAAATCGGAGAATAATGTGGATATCTTAGATTACATAGAAGCAAAGTTTTCAAAAAATATGCTCAAGAAGAATAAAGGTATTGATATTCCAATCAATACTAATGTGAAAAGTAAAGCTTCTATAATCGGTGACTTCTTTCGAACGAAGAAGTCTTATAGAAAAGAACTTGAAAGAAACTTCTCCGCGTTTAAGACAAATACCATCGATAGGGATGAGTTCTTGTCTTTGCAACGAGAAGCAATTTCAAACAACTTTAAACAGGCATTCTTATTGGGAAAGCAATTTAGTGATGAAGATGCAACCAAATTATCCGAAGATGAAAACCGTTCGATTGGTTATCAAGTCGGTAAAGAAATGCAATTCATGAATACGTTCTCAAAAGATATCATGAATGGAACTGGTAAGATGGATTATAGTAGAAGACTTAAAATGTATTCAGATAGTCTAAAGCCAATGTTCATCTTTGGAAAGATTGTATATCTCCCAGAAGATGTTCAAATCTACTGGAAGCTTGGTATAACCGATAAACACTGTATAGATTGCCTTACATTCGCAATGAATAGCCCATATGGTAAAAAGGATTTACCAACGGTACCACAGGCAGGGAATACAGCTTGTTTATCAAATTGTCTATGTCAGTTAGAATTCAAAATAGAAGATTATGACAATAAGTATGAAAACTTTCTATTAGATAAGTATATGCCTAGTAGAAAAGAGATACCCGATGAAATGGAAATTGATAGATTAATTGAGGTCAGTTCTCTATTCTATAGATATCGGGGATTGTATGCGATAACTAACAATGCTACATATCTTGTATATGCTAAGAAATTTAAGCTGGAATACTCAGATACAATTCATACAAATAATTATGCAGTTTCTTCACGACTTCCAATTGCTAAGTATGTAGCTGAAATCAAGCTATTCGCTTCCAATGAGCATTTCGAAGTCGCTGTTGATGGGTTTACCCCGAAGGATTTTCTTTCGGTTTTTGATAACGGTCGGCAATTTTACGGAGAGGTAATATCTTCAAATGGTATGTATGTGAAGGTTAAAGACATATCGGGTAAGGTTGTTGATATTGATATAATGAGTGCGATACTGTTTAAATTGAAGGACAATAAATGAAATGAAAGCAATTAAAATCACGTTAAAGCGTTCAGGGTTTACAAATAAGCAAATAAATGAATGGGAAGTGCATTATAACACTGCTCTTGAGCTTAAAATACCATACCCACACTATTACGCATTATTTAAAACAGTTCATTGACATTCAGTCACACATTCATTTATAGTAAATACAACAGGAGTTCGATTATGAATAAAAAGTTAGTACACGAAATCAATTGGCATGGAACCGACCACAAAGTCGAGACCAAGCAACTTGAAGACGGTACCAAAAAACTGAGTTATATCATTTCTGGTGCTTTCATGCAAGCAGATACTCCGAACAGAAATAATCGTGTATATCCCAAGGAAGTAGCAAATGAAGCTATTGCCAAATTAAGACCAATGGTGGAAGAAGGGCGTATAAGAATGCTCGTTGACCATCCTGGCTTTTTTGATGGTGGCCCTTCTTTGTTAAAGTCTGGTGCTATACTTAAAGAGATTACGGATGTTCAGGAAGATGGGTTTGCATATTATAAAGCTAAGATACTTAACAATGAATCTGCTAAGGTGTTGAAAGACATTTTAGATGAAGGTGGAAAAATTGGTGTTTCTACTAGAGGGTATGGTTATGGTATCGATAAAGAGGTAGAAGGTCACGAAGGTACTTTTGAAGTAATTAGTGATTTTGAACTTAATTCAGTTGATTTCGTAGACGACCCCTCGGTTCTCGACACAGAGAAATACATGCACATCGAATCTAATATAAGGAGTAAACTTACTATGTTTAAAACAGTAGAAGAACTAAGAACTGCTTTGCCAAACTTGGTTAAACAGCTTGTAGATTCAACTACACTTGAATTGAATACTGAATTCGACAAAAAGATTGAAGAAATGAAAGCTACTCTCGAAGAAAAGACTTCTCTCGTAGAAGCTAAAACTGCTCTTTTTGACAGTCTCATTGAAAAAATCAAAGAAATCAGTCCTGACAAATTCAAAGTTGTTGAAGAAAGCGCAATCGTTACTGAAAGAGATGCTGAAATTGTTAAGATTACCGCATCATTAACAGAGGCTATTGCTAATCTTGATAGTTCTAAGCTTGAGCTTAAAACAATCCAAGATGACCACATTAAAGCTGTTAGAGAGGCATACATTGAGCAACTTAAAGCTACTGATGAAGCCTTCTTTAAATTCGAATCATTTGAAAATTGTTTTGAAAATTGCATAACCAAAGACGAAGTAAAAAGCGTTTATGAAAGCAATTCCAAAATCGTTAAAGAAATGACAGAAAATTCTGGCAAGCCAGCTGATTCTAAGTCAAAACAAACTGAAGATAGCGCAGAGAAATCTGACAAAGATTCACTTTTGACCGAAGCTCAACTGATTGACTTTAACGGTAGAAATAAAGATAGACGCTCAATGCGCCTACCTAACATGACAGAAGCCAAATACCTCGAAATGTTTGGTAAAAAATAAGAAGGAGACCATTTGTAATGAAAGTAACATTTACAGAACGAAATGACATGCTTATGGACAAGTATGGACATCTTCTTGACGAAGCCAAACATTTCAGCGGAAGCCAAATGTTGAACGAGTTAGAAGAGAACAAAATGGCTGTCTTAATTGACAATGCTGTTCAAGGTGCTTGTAGAAAGCATGGACAAGACTACAATGAATTCACATTGAGAAGTCTTGATGAAGCAACGACAAAGCAAACAGACACAGGCGATATCGCCTATACTGTGAAGCTTCAACTTGCAATGATTGGTCAAATCTATCCTAATATGATTTCCAGAGAATTCGTTTCTCTACAGCCAATCACTCAACCAAACTATAAAATCTTTTATAACGATTTTAAACGTTCGGATGGAACATCACTTTCCTCAGATATTCACGCAAGACGTGAATATGCAAACAATGTTGAGTATGACCCAACATCACCAACAGATATCCAGACAGTTGACATGGAAGTTACATCGGAAGATGTTGCGGCCACAACTAAAAAGCTCAAGGGTAATGTAACTATAGAAGTTGAACAAGATTTACTTGCATATCATGGTATGAATGCAATGAGCCTTGTGACATCTAATATGGGTGCTGAACTAACTCGTGAGTGGGATAGAACAATCATAGCTGATTTATTCTCTCTAGCTTCTGGTGGTACTGCATATTTCAATAAGAAACAACCTGTTGGAATTTCTTACGAAGAGCGCAAATTCTGGATGGAAACATTCTATGAATCAATCCTCGACGTTGATAACATGATTTTCAAAGCACGTTATCGTAGAACAAACTTCCTAATCGTTTCTGCTGATGAAGCTACATTCATGGCAAAAATGAAAGGTTTTGAAGCTTCGAACATCGCTTCTGATGCTCAAATAATCAAAACTGGTGGACGTTATTTCGCTGGAACACTCGCTAATCGTTGGAGAGTATACGTAGACCCATTCATCACAGGCGAAATGCTTGTTGGTTACAATGGTGCTGGTAACTGGTCTGAGACTGGTTATGTTTTCTCCCCTTACGAAATGGCTTATCTCACTGATGCTTTCACTAATCCTGATACATTAGTTAAGACAAGAGCTATTATGTCAAGAGCGGCCAGAAAATGTGTTATCCCTGGACTTTATGGTAAGGTTATCATAACTAATTCATAATCTCTAAATTAAGAACGGTGAGCTTTTAATTAGGCTCATCGTCTTTTATCGTCAGGCGGTTTGCAAAAATAACCCCGATTATGATAGAATGTTAAATAGTGTTACGGAAACATGAAATCAATATTAAAGGATATAAAAAAATGGCTAAGAAGAAAAATTCAAGTAAGTCAAATAAGAAGAAGATGGATTCTTCTATATCTGAAATTATTCCAAATAATGAAAATGACCTTGGAATAGAATTTCCAGTAGTTGAAGATACCAAACCTATTGTAGAACTTGAAGAAGTTGTGGAAGAGGTTAAGCCTGTTGTCGTTGAAGAAGTTGTGGAAGAGGTTAAGCCTGTTGTCGTTGAAGAAGTTGTTGAAGATGACAAACCTATTGTTAAAAAGGTTAAACCTGTTGTTGAAGCAGATGTGCTTGTAAAGGTGAAGTATATCGGTAAATATGGAACGGTGAGCGCACAGATGTTTGATGGAACATTCCAACACTTCATTAGAGGCAATATCCACGACATTCCAGAAAAATATGCACAGCGTCTTCTTAAAGGTAAAGATTATGTTGGTGGTGATCCTGACGAGAACTCATAATATATGGGCTACGTAGCCCTATATCTATATTAAACTGAATGGAGAAATTAAATGGATTTATATGCAAATATGGGGAAGTGTGTACAGATATTACCAACGTCAAGCTCATTTGAGCCTCTTGAGGTCTATCCGAACATGATTTTCGATGCAGATACTATTACGATGGATATAAACATCGTACAGAACGTCGTGCCATTCTCATGTGATTCAATCAAAGAACAGAAGAAGATTGTTTTATGTAGAACATACGCACTGGGTGATGTAATACAATTAATTCCAATTGCCAGACATTTACGTAAGACGTATGGTATGAAGGTCACTATTGCGACAAGTGATAGATATACAAGAACCATTAAAACGCTATTTCCAGAATTTACAATAATTCCATATACAAGTCGTAATTTGGTGGAGAGTGATATATATGGAATTAAACTTGGATTGGATGGTGTATTAGAAGCCGACCATTCGAATACAAATCCAGAACGGTTAATACACCGAGTTCATATTTATTCAAAATTCATATTGGATGAAGAATTAAATGAACTGGATTGGACTTCTCATGTAAAGGAAAGTAGGATACTATTTAAGAAAACGGATGAAGTGATAGGAATTCAGTTACGTGGTTCTGGTAAAATGAAAACTATGCCAGAGGAATTTGTAAAAAAGATGGTTTTTGAAATCACCAAGACCCATAAAGTAATGTTGATTGACCAAGACTCTAAGCGTGGATTTGAAGGGAAGAATATAATTAATGCATGTGGTAGAACCGATATCGTGAAGTTGTATACACATTTGAAGTATTTGAAGTGTTGTTTAACTATGGATAGTGGCGTATTGTGGCTTGCTCACATGGCTAGTTGCCCTACAATAACCTTTCTTTCATCCACAAGGAAAGAAGAGAGATTATCATTACATCCATTATATAAGCAGGGTAAAGCTCTTGTTGTTGATTTGGCGAAAGATGTAGGGTGTAAACCTTGTTTTGAAACTACAAAATATTGTGGTGGCTCAATTAATTGCATGAACAAGTTTAATTATGATAGAATATTAAATAGTGTTATGGAAAAAATAAAATTAATATTAAAGGACAATTAAAAATGGTTAAGAAAAATACAGGTAAGGCAAATAAAGCCCCCAAATCTCCTAAAGTGTCAAAGGCAACTAAGCCAGAAATTACTACAGCCCCCAAAGTAAATTTGGATGTAACTGTTCCGATAGATGAAGATGATGTTTCAGAAATTGGGCCAGAAGTAAAAGCTCCAGTTGTCAAAAAGACAGAAGAGCCAACAGTTAAGAATGGTATCGTTATGCGTATCAAAGAAAATGCAGTTGCGTTCGGTAAACATTATTTTGATACAACTAAGGAAGCTGGTTGTGATTTATCATTTGCTGGTGAATGGCAACAGGCATATGGTGGATTAATCGCAAGATTACTAGAAACTGATGGTAAAAAAGTTCTTGATATTGGTGGAGCATTTGGTACAATTTCTCATGCTATCGCTACTATTGGTAAATGTAAAGTTCTGAATGTTGATATAAGTAAACACGTTGTTGAAAATCAAACATTCAAAGAGGATAAATTGGTTCCAGCTATAGTTGCACCAATTCAGCATATGAAACAGGTTGATGATGAATCATTTGACGCTGTGCATATTTCTCACGTATTAAACTATGTGCATCCAGAAGACTTAGAACGCTCAATAAAAGAAGTTGCTAGAGTATTGAAATCTGGTGGAAAGTGTTTCATCATTCATTCTGGTAAGACTTTTAAGAAGGATGCATTCAGTGTTGACCATAAAGAGTTAATCGCATTATGTGAAGAGTATATCGGTGATGTATTGAAGATTGATACAGCTAAAGTCGATGACAGAGATTATAAATTCTTCGCTAACTATACATGGGATTGTCTTTTAATTCAAAAGAAATAAGGTGTAAATCATGGATATTGCCAAAATAACTACTCAATTTGAAACATTATATGGAATAGACTTAACAGGTGAAAGTGAAGCAATCTTGCTACAAGATGCAATTAATAAGATTGGTGAATTGTACCCAAAGGTAGAGAAATCTTCTTTGCTTACTGTAGCCGAACAAACTTCATATTCGATAGAACATGAAAATGTAATTGCTCTCAAGGCTGTTTACTACGATAGACAGAGAAACATTTCTCCGTTTGAAAACTCAAGTTTAATCCCAAATGGGAACGATGTGAAATCTCTAAGTCGTCAATTTACTGACATCATGGAAGGTGAAACATTTGACAGATTGAATCCAGTTGGTGCGGTGATAAATGATGCTACTGGCTTTGATTTATTGCCAACGCCAACTCAGGATGATATCGAAGTTCATTACGAATATGCTAGATATAGAACCATTGCCGAAATTCCCGAAATGTTTAAGGATGATTTAACAAAATTATTCTTTAATTATCAAGCGAAGAATGCTCAGTTTGTTGCCATGAAAGATAGTGGTGGAAATCAATTCAACTTTGATAGAATGGGGAATATCGGCGTGGGTTCTGATGGTAAAAAGACACAAAGTGAAAAACTTGACGATGAACTTAAAAGCATCGAAAAGGGCATCCGTAACAAAATTCTAGGACTTCCAGGCTGATGATAACAAGAGAATTCATAGATGAAAATGAGAGGATTATAGATACAATCCTTGATACAACATTAACTCTTTTAGATGATGTAGCAAAATTGATAACTAATTTGAATGATGAACACATGACTGAAAAATTAAAAGCATTTGCAACTGAAATCATTCAAGAAGAGTATGAAATCAATCAT